TACCAACGGAAATTCCGATGGCATCATGGGAGCTAAACACTCCCTGGACTCTCAACAGAGTCCCTCTTCGCTTAAAAAGCGAAACCGGCGTAAGCCCAAGACCCAAATTGGGCTTGAGCAACCGGATGCTAGCAACCAGAGGTCAAAATCCCCTGGTGTTAGTAAGCCTATGGCTATAACCTTAGGAATAGGCGCGGAATTTCCGCGTCTTACCTGGTATTACAGAACCCATGAGGGCCTGTCAATACATAATAGGTTAAAGCCCCTGTTCACCTATCCGGTGGAAGTCTTAGCGCTTTGCTCTAAGTTCCACTATGTAGATGGGCAGGTATTAGGTAGTGGGTTCAACTTACTGAGAGTAAGCCCACCCACAAAACCCATTGGTTTCTCAAACCACGAGTTGTACACACTTTGGGGCGAAGATATTCGCATTGTCTTATCCAAATTGGTTAAGGCAGACCCAAAGGACTCCCGGGTGCGGCGATATCGCCGTAACCTGGAGGCACTCGAGTTTATGAGGGCCACATGGGATGCAGTTCTGTTGGGTTACCAATCAGAACGTGCGGTGCACCTGACTAGGTATGGTACCTACTCCCCCTTAGACAGCAGAAGGCTGCAAGGTCTGGAGAGGTTCAAACATCAGTTGGTGCACCATCCGCTGGAAGCGGCGAGGCGTGTCAAAGCATGTGCACAGGCTAATAGAGCCTGGTACTATGGCAGTGCACGACCATCAGGCCGCCTTCTCGTATTTCGAGAAAAGAAGGTTGCTTTGCTATCATCATATGTAGCAAGAGCCCTTCCTCCAGCTCCCAGGGACGACCAGGGCTTGAGGGATTTGGTAAGTCGTTTGACTTCCATTCCTCCGCCTGAGCCGCCCTATTGGGCTCCGTTCGTTGCGAACTACTTTCAGCGCTGGCCACCGGCCAGTAAGGTTGAACTGTACACGATGCCATCCAACCACGCGGCCTTGGGGTACCCAAGGTCGGTGGGAGGCCACATCACAGGTGTACAGCACCTAGTGCTGTTAGGTTTCGCTCTGAATAAGATTTCCTGCGCTAAGTCGCTCCCAACCATCCGGGATGACCCGGATGGAATGTACCTGCAGAGGCTCTCTTCCCAACTTCGCAATGCGAAGGGTGTGGAAAGGGCGCTCTTCTACAGGTCCTGGGATGACCTGGAAAAAGTTTTACCAGGCGCAGGATCTTACTTCCAACAGTACTTGAGGATTGGTGTCACGTATGTCCTAGATAAACTAGAACATGTGCCCATTCTCCCAATTACTGCTGAGGAGCGTGGTCTGAAGACAAGGTTTCCGACTTGTTGTTTAACAGCGGTTAACCTTGTTCAACAGATCCTGAGAAGGGTTATTGATTCATCTATGATCAATGACCCGCGGTTTTCTCAGGCACTTGGTGGGAACCGAGATGTAGATCTGCGTGGCGAGGAGGGGCCTTGGGAATCCCAAGACTGCTCTGCTGCCACGGACTATCATCCGGAATGGCTCACCCGAACAGTGTATGAGGCGCTTGCGGACATATGTCCCCAGCTCACCCCATACAGGAAGTACTTTGGCCTTTTATTTGGACCAAAGAAACTTCTCCTCGAGGATGTTCCGCCTTCTGCGTACATCCCGGAGGGGCTGTTCGAGCAGTTCCCGAGAGCTCCATTACTTGACCCCAAGTTTATACCTGGGGTAATGGAGTTTGAGAATGGCTACGCTGATCCCATAGTCAAATTATGGGATGAGTGGTTAGACTTTCTCAATAGCCGCGATGGCACGCTGACAACCACGGGTCAGATGATGGGCGATCCCACATCTTTTCCCCCGATGATGTTAGTTTCTCTCTGCGCTGCAGAGGAGACTGTCAAGGCTGTCCCGTACTCTTCTAAACAGAAGCGTAGGAGGCATCCTGGTTTGTCACGTGAGGACGTAGTGATGAAGGGCATAGGCGATGACGCCGTAGCCCCCAGATGGACTCTGCCACGCCGGCAACTTTATCACATAAAGTTGGCGGAGCTTGCGGCAGTTGTGTCGATACCAAAAAGTTTTTGGCATCCCACCAGAGCTCTAATTGCAGAGATACCTTTGCAATCAGGCTTTGAAGTCCCCGTCTGGACACTATCTGTCCTAGCAGCTCCTCCTGGCGGGTCGAAAGGATCAGTTAACTGGGTCACACAATGTGAGGCCTTTGGTAATGATCCAACTCGGCCTTCCAAAAGAATTCCGAAGTTCTTTTGGAAGTTGTCCCCGTATTTTTATACGTGGCAACTCGCGAGGAGGATGGGCTTGCCCGTTTCGGCGCCAGTGGCTTACGGTGGTATAGGCTTATGCCTATACCCTCCCGTTTCCCTGACACACCACGTGCAGTGGCTAACCTATCTTTCCAGAGCCTCAATTGAGAAACTGGTAATAGGCTTGGGTCTAGGGCCGCTTGGGTCAAGTCAGGAATCCTTACTTGATCATGCGGCCTCAGGATGGCTTAAGGAAGTTCTAGCCGCTCGCGTTCAATATGAACGCGAGGGCCTTGAACTCCTTAGCGACTGCCCGTTAACCGAAGACGCGGAACGTAGGGTGTCAATTGGTGACGCCTACAGAACCGCGGTTGGTCGGTTGAGGTCCGTGGAGTTCTATTTTAGAGCTCCCCCCGAATCCGTTGAATTCCGCACTCCGTCTGTCAGACGGGCATGTTCACGGTTCGAGCGTAAGGTAAGAAAGCCCTTTAACCCATCACAAAGTGCTGGGTCAAAGTACAGAAATACCATACGGGACCTTGAGCGTAAGACACAATTGTTCTTCGCTCGTAGCGGCGGGTACTTGCCCGACCCTTGGTCAAAGGACCTTCCTGGTTTCTATGGATTAGAAACCTCCGGTGTAGTTAAACGCCGGTGGAAGGCACCCTGGCTTGAAGGGGTAGGGTAAGAACCCGGGGGGGCTAGGCGACCCCCCTAACCAAACGCTAGGGACGCTATTCACGTAGGTGAATAGGACCTGGTCTACTCCCAAAGGGGTAGGCGTCCGGGCCTGCGCGATGCGCACGGTGATTCACCG